TGGATGCTCCTTCATATCCTGATAAGCGAACATGCAACATGCAATGCCAAGACAAATCGTGCCATAGCCTTCATACGTCTGGCAAAGAAGTGTCAATACACCAAGTGTTATTGCTATTATTGAATAGACAATAACGATGTACTTGACGATAGGCTTAAAGTATCGTTTCTTAGCAATGGCATATCTTAGAATGATGATACCAAATGCTATCAAAAGGCCACTTGTTATTAATCGGGTTATCATTTTTCTGCAAAGTTAAAGGATAATCATCAAGCCTACAATAGCCTAATGGTAATATTGTGCGGTAATGGATAAGTTTCATTTCTTTTTGATGATTATCGCATCGTCTAAGCCTACCCATTCTTCGGTGTCCGTCACATAGTGGAATCCATACTTAAGCCTTGTACACCTGTCTAGGTTAAGTATTCCATTCCAGAAATGACCTATTCGGAGATCTTTTCTGGAATCAAGGGTCAGAAGATAACTCATTTCATTACCTTCGTCTATCACATATCCCACAACTACAATCCAATGGGTTTCATCTTGATTGCAGCTAATCTGCAGGATTACAGGAGCGTTTTTGTCGATACACTCCTTCACCTTCAGTGGAATTCCCGCTTTTCTTCCCGTATGGTCGATGGTGACGTATTTAGAATATGTTTGTGTCACCATTTTGATCATGTCACAAGGTCTGAGTCCATTGGGATAGAGTTCCTGGTTGTTGAGTGACCGAATCATCTTCCATTCCGCTGCTCTATTGCCATGCTCATCGGAGTTTCTGGATGAATCTTCAAAAACGCCGAGGATATTGAACACCATCGCCAGAGAATAAGCGCCACAAACACCGTCAAGGTCCCCCTGCTTGAGGTGCACTTTCGAGCACAGCCGTCCGGATGGTTTCTTACACACCAGGGCGCCTTTTTCATTCAAGCGTAGTTGATCTATGACAATGAACTGCTTCATATCGACACCCTGTTTGATCGTTCCAACACACGGATTTATCTCGTTTGCAAAGTTACAGTCAATTACTGAAAGCAGCAAATAATTGGAGTTCATTTCATCTTTTGCAAACCACTGTATTTCAACCGTTTGAAAATAAAAAACTTCATTCAGGTTCATTCACCTAATTTCTGTACCTCTATTCTTATTAAAAAAGCAGGCGACGCTCACGCGTGGCCTGCTCAGATACACATATTAATAAGAAAATACAAATAACCCTTTCAATGTTTATTGCAACGCCTGGCAAAATCACTCATGATCCCTGCGAAGGCCTCTCCTACGTTCTCCTCGTAGAACTCTTTCAGTCGCATGACTGAGGCATAATACTTGCGGCTGAACCAGCGGCGGCGCTGACGACGCTTGGCTCTGCCAAGATCGCCACTATTGCCACGGGGCGTCTCGCGGCCCGTGCCGTAGTCTTGCCACAGGCCGTATTCGAGGAAGGACTGGGACAATCCGACCTCGAAGAAGCGACCGTCGGCACGCAGCGGCAATGCCTTGGGAGATGCCAGCAGCGCCCCGGTGTCGATGACACCGAGCAGCGTGATCTGCTCCTGCCAAATCTTGAGCATCGTGTCGTTAAAGGCGGTGACGAACTTCTGGCGCTCCTGCAGCGCCTGTTGTTCGGTAGGCTTATTCCCATTCATCGGCATTGTATCTCAAGTCGGTGTAGACGTCAACGGCTATCTGGAAGTAGGCGCAGGCACATCCGCTGAAGAAGTATCGGTCAATCTCGTTGAACGATATCCTCGGGTCGAGGTAGATGCAGTGCTGCTCCAGTTTGGTCTTCTCCAGGATCAGCAGCGACATGTACTGGCGGAAGAGCTCGCGCAGGGTCTCCATGCAGCGTGTCCGTGCCCCCATGTCGTCAATCTTGTGGCGCTTTGCCAGGAACACAGTCTTCACCCGACGGGTGTGGGGCGTGTTGTTCAGCTCGGTAAAGCCATTGGCGATGTCGCTGACACACACGAAGGCGGTTGTCCGCTGCATGTGGGCTAAGGCCTCCTCGAAACCGTCCAAGCCGCTGACATGGCAGAAGGTGAAGCGTTCACTTTTTGCCAAGCGGTTGGTAGCGGTCAATTGTTCAAAATATTCTGAGGCATCCCAAATGCCCTGAGGATATTGCTCGTTCATTTGTTCGGGTACTTTTTATTGAAATCATCGTATTCTTTAGCGAGCGCATTCAGCTCGGTGAGGGCTCTCCAGGTGTCTATGGCGAGCACCTCCTTCTCCTTGGTGACGTCGCCCTTGGTAAGGGCGCGGATCTGCGAGTTGATGGCCTCGTACAGGATTTCGTACTGGGATTTGGTCTGTTCAAACATGTTGCCGTCAGCATCGCCTGCGTTGCTGATGGGCTTGAAGAAGTGTTTGAACTGACGGGCGAACATCTCCTTGAGCGAGGCGAACCAGTAGAACACGCCGATGCGTTCCGCCTCGGTGGGTGTGACCTTGGAGGACTTATAGAGCTGCCTGGCGAGGTCGTCAAGCAGCACGTCCTCCTTGGCCGAGAGATAACCCTGGTAGAGGTTGTCGCAGATGATGAACGTCTCGAAGGGGACTTCCTGGAAGTCTGCAGTCAATGCACGGTGTTTGCCTATTCGTGAGATGCGCACGGGCTTTGAGGGAAGAGAGTCAATCCAGTCGAGCGCAGCGATGGCCGCATTAACCTGCTCTGCCATGATGACAAATTCGTCGTCAGCGAATTTGCACCACCATCCCTTGCCGTACTTGTGCATGACCTGCATGCCTGTCCAACGGAAAAGGCAGTAGGTCTTGATCTGCACCGTTGAGAAGCCTTGCGACATCAGTCCGAAGACATAGCGTAGCTGTTTGTCGTTCAATTGGTCCCACCCAGTGGGAACAGTGAGGTTGATTGTAGGTTTGTCTTGTTGCATAATAAAAGCGGTTATCGTACTGCGAAGGTACGGTAACCGCCTCTATGTGTAAAAGACATGGAAAAAGTGTTGTCTGACGTTTTACCAAACACACGATACAATGACAACAGAAAAAAATGACAGAATGCAATATATGGCAATCAGCCAGCCTTTAAGTTCTCTATACTGGTCGTTTTTATATTTAGCCTCTAGCTTCTTGTATGCTTTTTTGTCCTTTGAATGTAAAAAGAAAACACTCACTATCATCAGTGGGATATAGATTGTCTTTAAGAAGAAATCAATGGTTTCACTAGGATAAGCGCCTGTAATTGCATAGCGTAATATTGAAAAAATCAGCAAAGCATTGAATGTAATGCATGTACCTAAAACAGCATATGCAAAGCCATCATAGACGCTTTTACCCCAAGAACTTGCGTTCCATGCTACACTCGCAATTCTATAATAAATATACTGAATGATTTTCGTCATATGGATTTCCTTTTGAATATGCAAAGATACATCTTTTATTACAAAAATTGTGCCCAAAAAATCTCTAAACTCTAACCGCTACCCTCTATACTTTGAAAATCAAAACCAATAACCGCCAGCGGTTTTTTGATTTTCAAATATTGGAGGCTCGAAGAGTTTGTAGGTGTTTGAATTGTGGAAATGAGGGAACGAGGTCTCGTTCTTACGCATCAGGTCAACGATGTCACGCAGCGACTGGATTGGCACCTGGTTGCCCTGCAGGGCGGTGACAACGATCTGCCGCAGTTGTTCGATGACGCGGAAATGGTGCGATGTGGCCACGGTCAGGTCACTGAGCATGGTCATCACCTCGCTACGGAACACCACCAGTTGCTCTGGCGAGATGTATTCCTCGGCCAGCCGTTGTTCCACTTCAATCGCCTTGGAGCGCAGGCCCAGATAGTTCGCCCACCGGTGTTCGGTGAAACCGCACAGGTTGGCGAGATCTATGTTCGGGAACAGCGTTGCGCTGAACCATTGCCGCTTGGGACTGGCGCTCCACGTGCTGTTGAGGAACAGGTTGTGGATCAGCTGCTCGATGGCGATGTCCCGGCTCGTCTCCAGCGAGCCGAGGAGCCTTGATATCCTATGCGGGCTTGCCGGAGCGATGTTCTGGTTACTCACGATGCCGAATCCGTTCGGCGTGAGCACCAGGTCGAGTGACGGCACGGCACGCATAAACGCCTCATGGACAACAACGAGCGTTGCGCAGATGCGCAGCGGCTCGGTCTCTTCCATGGCGAGCAGTTCAGGTGCGAAGTCGTCACCGATGAACTGGGTGAATACCCATCGTTCTGCCTGGTCTAGCCATGGCAGGATCTTCTCGTGGAAGGTCGTTTCGCCTTCCACGGTGTCGAAAGCGTTGGGCAGGTACCTGCGCAACTGCTGGTCATTGGTTATCAGTCTCGTTTCCATTATATAACTTTTTTCAATGATTTTATAAGAAAAAGCCAAAAACAGAGATTTGCAAACATCTCATTATTAGTGGGTTGAAAAATAACACTTATAAGATATATAACTTATGTATAATCTTATACATTACATACATACCGATTCTGGTAGGGTATTTAGTGCGCCCAAAAGTCACTTCGTTGGGAAAGGTTCACTGATCGCACACCGCTGCTATTGCGGCGACTCTTGCTGTGAACTTTCCCTAAAGCTTGCGCTTTTTGCATCCTGATGCTCGTCCAGCGTTGTGAGCTGGATGAAGGGGCAGTCGGGATAGGCACCCGTCCAGCCGTTGAAGCGTATGACGATCTGGTGGACTGTGAACAGCAGGTCGTGATACGGCTTCTGCAGGGCCTGGGCTATGGTGTACAGTTCGCGCTTGTCGCTGCCCGAGTTGTTGCTCTGCGACTTCCCGGGCACGCTGCCCACCAGGTTGCTGTGAACGCGCATGGTGAAACATATCATGTTCACCGCCTCCTGGATGTCCGTTGACCAGTCGCCGCCCTCCTTGTCGGAGTCGATCTTGTTGATGACGACCTCGTGCTGGACCTCGCCTGTGGGCGCCACATAGAATGTGGAGAACCACACCTTGCCAGCGTTCTCAACGCCGGTAAGGAAGTCGAGGATCTGCTGTTTCTCCTTGACGATGCGTTTCTGCTGCTCGCGGCGGTCGGTGATGCCCTCGCTCTTGAAGATGGAGTCCCAATACTTGTTCGAGATCTCGATCTGGTACTTGATTGGGGCGATGTTCTTCAGCTTGGCCTCCTTGGCCATGCCGATGAGCTGCTTGATGTTGTACCACTTGCCACGGAACAGGGCGCCATAGTACGGTATCGGGTAATAGGTGCTGTCGGGGGTCGGGACCCGCGTCAGCACGGCGAACTTGCGGGACTTGGTGCGGACGCGACGCTTGCCGTCGTCACCGGCGATGCGCCCCATGCGAATAGCCAGGTCGCGCCAAGGCGAATTGATGTCGAGCAGGTCGATCACCTCGATATCGTCACGGTTGGCCACGGGCTGGCGCCAGTTGGCGTAGAGCACCTGGCGTATGCTGCCGTCCTTCTCCGCAGGGGTAAGACGGCAGTAGCAGGCCTCCTTGCGGATCAGTCGTACAATCCTCGTGCCTTCGGCATTGAGGATGACGACCGAGACGCAGAAGGCGAAGTGCTTGAAGTCCTGGCACACACCGAGGAAGTACGAGGGCAAGGCGTTGTCGAGCAGGAAGTCCTCGACCTCCCGCTTGACATCGCCGCCACACGAGTCGGTGTTGTACTGCAGCCCGCTGCCGTAGCACACCTCAGCGTTGAACATCTGGCAGGTGGCGAGAGTCTCGTCACTCTCGATGAGGTCAATGATGTGGTACGGCATATTGTTATCGCTCCCCCATGGGATGTAGGACAGCGACTTGTCGATGATCGTCGGCACAATGTCCACGTCTTCCTTGAACACCTTGCCGCTGTCGGTCTTGAAAGCGGCCGACGCGTTCAAGACAGGAATGGTTTCTACACTATTAAAATTTAACTCCATAATTTTACGGTTTAAGTTTCCGCAAAATTATGGAGCTATGCCTATTGAGCAAAAGACAGAGATTTATTGAATTATGTCATTTGTTAATTCTTATGATTGGAGAAGAATCAATGATTAATATACTTCTTTTATATAAACCTTCTCGATTCCCACAATTGCCTAAATAATCTTTACTTGTTGTAGTTCCCCATCTAAAGTCAATATCAAAAACAATAGGTATATCTTTACTGCAAATAATAGCATATCTATTAGTCTGACGAGCAAAAATTGCCAAGTCACTATTATCATCCTTCAATTCCAAAAGATACATGCTAATGTTGTTATCTACCTTAGAGCTTGTTGTAATGTACAGGCATATTTCTTTATCTGAATCCATGCACTGAATGCTCTGATATAAGGCCATTTCCACTGAATCAGAAAATACATAATATAATTTTTCCTGCGCTGTGGCTTTAAAAAGCGCGAGAACAAACAAGAATAGAGAAAAAAGTATAATTCTTTGTTTCATAATCATAGAGTTTTAAAACGTTGTCGCATAGGTACGACCTATTCAATTTCTACTTATTTTACATTCTTCAAATTGAGGAGAATTGATACTAAACCATTTGGCATTTTGACTAAGTTCCCATTGAACATTATTCAATTGCAGACATTCACATCGTTTGATAATGAAGATGTTAGAATACAACGGATTCTTTACCATATAATTGACATTTGACATCAGCCCATTAGCACAAACCATTGAGATTGATTCAATTCTATTATCATATTCCAACATCAATTCGCCGTTCTCATCACTATGACACTGCCGCTGCTGGCCGTCAATACTTATGTTCAACTCGCATTCATCGTCAAGGACATAATAGCCCATTGTCACTTCCTTAAGGCAATAAAAACGGGATTTGCCAAGAGTTTCCTCATGTTTAATGTAAAACTCCTCAACTTCAATTTGATCTTTGCCAGTGTTGAGATTCAGATGCGACTCATCAAGCAGATCCCAGTGTCCATAGGTTACTATAAGCGCCCCCAAAAAGTTATAACATTCAAAAGTCCCATCTGCTCGCAATTCTAAAGAAGCAATGGCACCTGGTCCAGATAAACAGTATGACCCCACAAGTGAATCTGGATGCTCACCTATACAAGGCAAAGCTTTTAGATGCTCTTGAAGAACTTCTTTAGGGCAAAAATATGACATATATCTACTTTCTTTTTGCGCAGTTGCACTTAAGAAGCATGTAAGCAGAATCATGAATACTAACTTTTTCATATCCCTATACTAATATGACCTATAATGAATGGCAAAGATACGACTATTTCTAAATAATCGTATTTACAATGCGACAAATCTATTTGCTACTCTTTCTCTTTTTACCAATTAAGAATGTAAGCATCATTGAAACAACGAAGCAAGAAATGGTTACCAATATATCTGAAGTCCTACGGTTATTCCAGTAATACTTAATCATAGTGGTAAACGAGACAGATTGGATATTCAGCTCTTTTTGCAACTGTTCCAAGGTTTCATAGCGACTTTGATTTCCCGTTTTGGTATCGAAACAAAAAAAGGGAGTATTGTGGCTATCAAGATATTTATACTTTCCTATAACGCTTTCATTGTTTACGTATATCGAATCTATTGAGTCCAATTCGACTTTACCATCATTTCCAACAATACTGCAATATTCTGTTGATAATGCAACCAGTTTGTAGTTGTCACCTATTGGGACTTCATAATAAGTGCCAATGAGATCATGCGGAAAAATACGCAGATTTAAATATGTATCTGTGCCAATCAACAATACAATGAAAGCCAATAGAAAAACTAAAAATCTCTTCATACAAATAAGGCTGAAATATTGAATAGCAAAGATACGACTATTTCCTTATAATCGTATTCGAAATGCGACAAAATTTAGAGAAATATAGAAATACCGTTGATCTCAAAGATGCAGCAGATGCGGGCCTGGCGTATCTGGTGCGAGTCGAGCAGTTTGAACTGCTGGGTTCCCTGATAAAAGTTGTAGCGCAGGGGGATGCAGTTGCGCCAGCACTGGATCTCCCCGCTCTTGGTCCAAAGCTTGATGTCAACCGGGTCGCCGGCCTTAAGCATCCTGCGAAGGGTGCTGATGTGGATGGATTGTGCCATAGGTCTATTGGAATGATGGGTCAAACTGCTCGGTGAAGATGCGATCGTGATCTACGGACAGGTAGTCTGTCGGCAGATACGTCCGCCTGTCTTGATACTGGTAGGTGAACTTCACGGTGTTGAGTTCACCGTCCGCGTCGCTGATCTCGCAGGTCGGCTCGGTGATGAGCACAATCGGCATGCCTTGCGGAGTGTAGCCCTGCGAGAAGTCGGTGCGCTTGGTCGCCATGCGCACATCATGGCTGTAGAACAGCTGCTCGATCCACCGGGCCTGCTCCATGGTCAGGCCCGAGGTCTCGACCTCATACAGCTTCTCGTTCTGCTGGTTGTAGAACGTGGAGATGCGGTTCGTCACGGCGATCGAGCGGTCAACCTTGGGCTTATGCGTTGTCACTGCCTGGAGTGCGCAGCACTCGAAGCAGTTGAACGCATTGCGGAAGTACAGCGTGAGGTTCGGCTCGCAGTCCTGCACATAAAACGTAAAGGACCGGGCGCCGACCTGGACGCTGCAGGCCAGCGGCCTGATATGTTCCCTCACCCAGCCGTGGGACTCCACGGCGTCGAGCATCAGTTTCATGGTCACCTCGATCCTGGCGATGGAGTCATTCGTGTTGATGGACATCTGCGGCGAATACTGGAACACCCGTGGCTCCTCATCATAGACGCTGGCCACGACACGGAAGCGCACGGACTCCTGGGAGTACGCCTTCTTGTAGTAATACAGGAACTCGGTCGCCCCGGGCGCCATGAGTTTCCCTTCCATCGTGGTGAGGAAATTGTTACGCAGGAACTCCTCGGGATCACCCGTGAAGTGCTGCTCCAAATACACCACCTGGAAGGTGGCCAGTGTCTGGAGGACGTTGTTGTGTTTGGCCTTGAGCTGGAAACTGCGCAGGGCATGGTTGCCCTGGCGCATATAGTACTCGACAACCGACCGGATGTCGTGGACGACAATGTTTCTCTGGTACGGGATATGGGTCGCCGAGAATACCGTGGTACCGCCCGAGACGATCGACACGATGGCATCGTTGTCATCGCTCGTCGAGAGGTCGATATCAGGTATCTGCGAGGAGAACATCAGTTCTCCGAGTTGGGTGTTGAGTGTAACGGACAT